ACTGGAGTTCAGACGTGTGCTCTTCCGATCTCAAGGGCTCGAAGCAAAGCGGCGTCAACAACCTCGCAGTCATTGACGCCGAGGTTCGGAAGGTCAAGGAAGGCAGCTCAAAACCTGCATACGGAGCGGAGTCCGGGGGAGGCATTGAGATCCACTCGAAGACCTTTTCCGGCTTCTCGAGGTATCCGCGTTGCGGGGAAATTGTTTGCGGCGTCTGGCCCCGGGTGGTCAGTGTCGGGCACCTTCTGGCGTCCGAAGTTCACGCGAGCAGCTCTCCGGGCTCCGGCGAGGTCGAGTTCCCGAAGGTGGGAACGATCGCGGCCTCCGAAAAGTTCTATCAACCGTGCGCCTTTGTTATGTATGAGGGCCTCTCCTCTAATATGGAGGTGGGCTCGAAGGCAAGCACCGGCGCGAAGATCTACCCCGTTTGTTCTCCGGTGCTTCGCTGCTCCGGGGTGACATTTATGACGGAAGGAGGAGAAAACCATGCCGAAGACAATCACATCGGTCGGGATTGAGAAAATCGGGCGGCGCTTCGCCGACTCGATTGACCACGCGGCCTATACGCTGAACGGAGCGCCGAAGACGGTCGAGCCGTTCCGCAAGCTCGTCACGGCGGACACCGTGAAGATCTATATCTATTTCGACGACACCGTCACCGGAAACGTGGCGAACGTGCAGCTCGTAGACACGGACGGAGACATCGTCGCACAGTCCGACCGGGAGTTCGAGAAACCGCCGAGCAAGGGTCTTTATGTGGCCTTCAAATACACCATCATTGAAAAAGAAACGGAGGTACAGATCGAAAGTGAATAGCTATCAAAAAATCGGATGGCTCGACCACGTCGAAGATGTCGAGACGGGCGAGGTCATCCAGGAAGGAACGCCGGTTAGTCAGACGAACATGAACCACATGGACGACGGCATCTTCGCGAACCGCGAAGCCGTCATTCTCCACGAGGCCCAGATCGCCGACGCGCAGAAAGAGATCAAAGTGCTGAAAGACGCCACCCTCAACAACATGACGAACAACGTCTTTCTCATCAATTTTGACTCCGTGGACGCCGTCGCGATCACCTCCGGCATCTATGACCCCGTGGCGAGAAAGCTCTATGTATAGGGTCGCTTGCACCCTCAAAGAAACAAGCTGCATACTCGGGAACTTTTTCGGCGAGCTTTGCCCGGTATGTGAAAGGTGTCGAGAACTCTCGGACAACGAGCTCGTCCTTATGACCGCGAGCGGTCTCACTCTCGAAGGGAAGGACGTCCTTGTTATTGAGGGACACAGCTCCATCACAGGGGAGCCCGCAAAGGTAAAGCTCACCGACTACGGCTTCGAGTTCTTCGGGGACATCACCGAGATCGCCCGCATTAGAAATGCGAGGTGCTGCTACATTGGAACCGTCAATACTTCAAAAGAAGGCTGAAATCCTACTCGAACGGGATGTCTACCCCTTGCTCAAGAACTTCCCCCAGGCCGAAAAGTTTAGTTTGTCGCAGGAGATCAAGCAATCATGCTTCCGGCTGATCCGCGCGGCGGTCATGGCGAACAACCTCACCGTCGTCAAGAAGCGGCTCGAATGGCTGGACGAGGCGGACGCCGAGAAGACGCTTCTCCTCGTGCTGTTTGGAGTCGCCCGGACGCAGAAGTACATCACCGAGAAGAAAGTCCACGAGCTGCAAACGAAACTCAACGAGCTGGGGCGCATTATTGGAGGCTTGCAAAAGCACTTCATCAACAACCGATAAAAAAGTAAACCGCACCTACTTAGGGTTATCTCTGTATGGCGTCGAACCGTGCGAACCGTGGGTACAATTCGGCCCGCAACTGGAATTACAACTCGTCCGGCAATCGGAACACGAACATCGGTTTCCGCCCCGCCTTGTAGGTTATTACGTCATTCGCGGCTACGGCTTCGAGTGCGTGTCCTTGTTATACTTCAAGGGAGAGGTAATCCTTCGCCTTGTCTCTGACGGCGTAAAAACAGTGACGAACCTCCGGCCCGCCCTCTCGTATTGGGAGGCTGGGGGCGAGTCTACAATGTGGGTATAAACCCGCGTCATAGGTGCCAAGCCGTTTCTGCAAAGGAAAGGATGCCACGATGACGAAATTCCCCTTATTTATTAAAACCGCACAGAACATTAAACACCCGCTGACCCCGCCGATCATGCCGCTTGCCACCTATGAGGAGGCGGTCGGCTATGAGAGGATAAAGGTCGGCTACAAACAAGCCCTAAGAGGGCAAAGAAAGTACACCCGGGAGGCCGTCAAGTATGACCTTTTCCGGGAGAAGAACAACGTCGACCTCTGGCGTGAGCTCAAGAGCTCAAGGTACACGCCGGGCCCGTATCATTTCGCCGTCATAACGGAGCCGAAACGGAGAGACCTCTCCATCCCGAAGCTCCGCGACAAGGTGGTGCAGCTCGTCATCCACGAGGAGCTGCAAAACATGTTTCGGCCCGTGTTTATCAATGGCTCGTTCGCTTGCCAGTACGGGAGGGGCCCGATCCGCGCCGCCTTCAAAGTGCAGCACGACATGAGGGTCGCCCGCATGAAATGGGGCGATGATGTGGCCGTCATCAAAATCGACGCCCGGAAGTTCTTCTATTCCATCGACCGCGACCTGCTCAAGAAAATCCTTGCGAAGCGGTTCAAGAAGCTCAAGAAGAAGCGCCCCGACATGTACGGGGATCTCCTTCAATTTTATCGGCTTCTTTGCAAAGTGATTGACAGCTCACCGGAGGGCGAGAAAGGCATCCCGCTCGGGAATGTCAGCTCCCAGGACTTCGCGAACATCTACCTCAACGAGCTCGATCAATTTTGTGTCCGCTTCCTCGGCGCGAAGCTCTACACCCGGTACATGGACGACATTGTCATTATTGCACCGAGCAAGGAGATCGCCCGGGAGTGGCTGGTAAAGATCAAGGAGTTCCTCCGTGTGAGGCTACACCTTGACACCAACAAAAAGACAAAGGTTTTCTATATGCGGCAGGGCGTGAACGCCTACGGCTTCAAAATCAAGGCCACCCATTTAATGCTCCGCACCGAGTCCAAGAGGCGGGAGAAGCGGCGTATTAAAGCGATGGTTCGGAAGATGAAGGAAGGCAAAATCACGCGGGCGGCGGTCGTCCAGGCGGTCAACTCATGGCTCGGGTTCGCCCGGTGGGCCAGCGCCTACAACCTCGCGAAGAAGATATTCGCGCCCTACCGCTTCATCAAAACGGAAGGAGCGATCCCTTATGGCGCAATATCTCGGAACCGTCAAGCTCGGCGGCTTCTACAACAACGGCGCAATCCTTAAACGGCCCACGAAGCCGTGGCAGATCAACACAACGCCGCCCGGTGCTTCTGGGAACGGAGACATCCCCTCGATGTCCGGCAGCATGGCGAACTATACTTTCGGAGACACCCCCAGCGCGGAGGCGAACAAGCTCCAATGGGTCAAGATCAAGGACGGAGACAAGACCCTGCTCATTTGTGACCGCGTCATCCTGGTCAATGTCTCGTGGGATGACTTGAACGCGCAGGGCTACGTCACCGGCAAGACCGTCACCATTGACGGAGCAAAATATAAGTGTCGACTTCTCACCGGAGGCAGTAACCAAAGAAACGGGGACTACTACGCAGGAGGAACCCCGACCAACAACGAGTGGGACAGGTTCATCACTCGCGAGGAGGTCATCTCCGGCCTCCCGGCTCCGCTCTCCTCCGACCTGGACACAAACCAGAACTCGACCGACTTAAACAGCGCACACAACAAATTTTGGAATTGGTTCTACATCTATTCCTGGTGTCAAGAGACCTACGCGGAGAACGCGTCGCCCCGTGCGTACCGTGGGTACGATTCGGCCCGCTTCTGGAATTACTACTCGTCCGGCCGTCGGAACCCGAACATCGGTTTCCGCCCCGTCCTTGAAATTCTGAACACTGACCCTCTGATCTCTGACAGTGACCGCAATCTCGGAGATAAGAACCAGAACTTCACGATCGAGTACACGGTCGACGACGCCGACTCCGGCGACGTCCTCGCGGCGACGGAGTCGATTGATGGGCGAACGACGAAGTCGTTCGCCCCGACGCGAAAAGCAAAAAACACCATCTCGATCAACATCCGAGAGCACTCCCTCGGGAGCCACACGGTCAAGGTCGTCGTAACGGACGGCCAGGGCGGAACCGCTACCCGGACATGGACATTCACCCGAGTCAACTCCGCCCCGACTATTTCCGGCTCGGACACCAACCTCGGGGACAAGAACGTCGGCTTCACCTACAACTACACCGTCGACGACGCGGACGGCGACGAAGTCACGGTCGTCGAAAAGCTGAACGACGAGGTTCTTCGCACCGTCAACAATGCCCCCAAGGGCGAGCAGCTCTCCGTCTCTATCACTTCGGAAAAGCTCTACGCCCTGGGCCTCAATACGGTCAACAATCTCGTCATCTCGGCCAGCGACGGCCAGGGCGGCACGACCTACCGCCGCCTCACCTTCAAGCGGACGAACTCGGCCCCGGCTATCTCTGGACAGGACGAAGATCTCGGCCAGCAGACGGGCAGCTTCGCCGAGAAGTACACCGTCACCGACGTCGAGGGTGACAACGTGGTCGTCACCGAGTTCATCGACGACAAGCAGATCCGCAGCTATCAAGCGACACTCGGCCATGAGGAGACGATCGAGCTCTCCCGCGAGAATTGGCTCACCCTCACGAACGGGGCGCACCAGCTCCGCGTCGAGGCCGTGGACGGCAACTTCGCGACGAGCGTGAGGGTTTGGAACTTCTCCAAGAAGGAGACGGTCATCGCCTTCCAGTTTGCCAAGCCGGAGGAAACCGACGCCCGGGCGACGAAGATCCTCATCACTCCCACATGGCACATTGAAGGATCGGACGCTAAGGTCGAGGCGTGCAACAACGCCTTCGACGACTCCCCGGCGTGGGAGGACATCACGGCGCAGGTCGCGATCAACCGGGTCTACAACTTCCTCAACCAGTCCAAGACCGCCGAAAAGTGGGGCGTGAATGTCCGCTTCACCATCGAGAAGAACGAGGGCTATGAGAGAGAGGTCTCGATCTCAGGGTTTGGAGGTGCTTACGAATGAACCAGAGCATGAAGTATCTGACCCCTAAGATGCCGATCACCGAGATCGAGCGTCAGAGGGCGGAAGAAGCTGAGGAGCAGAACATCGACCTCTATGAGGCGATCGCCGGTCTCTTCGAGGAGGTTATGGGGCTCGCGGAGAAGATCTCGAGCCTCGAAAGCAAAATCGAGCAGATTGAAGGAGGACAAGCAAAATGAAAGTGAAAGAGTACATGATTTCCGTCTATGCCGTTCTGGTGAAGAACAGCAAGCGCGATATTGAGTCCCTGCCCGAGGAGTACATCATCCACGTCGCCGAGTATCTGGCGGCGCAGGAGGAAGGCACTCTCGAGTCGGAGGAGTAACGCCCCAGGGACACCCGCCGAAGGGCCGTAGAGGCCCGCAAAACGGCCCGTAAAGGGCCGGTAGTAACCTAACCCACAAGAGGGCAAAAAGCACAGGAGGGGCGGCTATTCGTCGCTCCTCCTGTATGCTTTGAGACCGCCCTCTTGCGTGTGCCGCTCCCGTGCTTCTGGAGGCGGTTGACGCAAGCGAGCAGGCTCGGAAATGCTTCTAAGATTGGCCCGTTTTTTCTCAAGTATGCTGTCCCAATTTCTCAAAAAACTTGTCGCGCTACAATGGGGGCGGAGGGCTGCAGGCCACCCAGCTCCTTGTACAGACCGGCCTCGTTGGCGTAACGGTTGGTGTTGGTCTCCCAGCTGCTGCCGGTGAAGCCAAACACTTCGGCGTTGTAGCCCATGGCAGTCAGGAACATCTTGGCGGCCTGAGTGCCGGTCAGGGTACCTTCGGGATTGAATTTGCCGGCGCCGTCGCCGTTGATGATACCCATGCTGGTGCAGTACTCGATGTACGCCTCAGCCCAGTGACCCTTGATGTCACTGTAAGTGGGGTTCACCTTGGTGCCCAGAACGGGAGCCACGCCGCCGTTCATGACGAAGGAAATGATCTTCGCCATCTCGGCACGGGTCAGGGTGCCAGTAGGATCAAAGTAGCTGCCGTCTTCCTTACCGCTGATGACGTTCAGGGTAACCAGAGTGTTGACAGCCTCAGAGTGCTTGATTTCATCCTTATCGGTGAAATCCTTGGAAGCTGCGCCAGCAGAGACGACCATCATGCCGATCAGCATCATGGCAGCCAGAGCCAGGCTCAGCGCCCGCTTGAGGTTTCTCATTCGGAATTCCTCCTTCTAAAAT